GAGCGTCGACATCGGCGTGCCGGGGCGGAGCTTCACGCGACCCGACATGACCGCGGCCATCACGAACCGCTCCACCTGCGGTCGGGTCTTCTTTGAGATGTACTCGTAGGCGAGTACGCCGTAGGCACCGTACTGCTCGACCAGCTCCTGTCGCTGCGCGCTGTACGTGCCGTTGTAGTTCTTGGCCAACGAGGAGAACGAAACCCGCATACCGCCGGAGGTGGCGCGAAGCTGGCCGTCGCGCCAGGTGGTGAGGTTTGCGTTGGGCCGGTTGGTGTCTACGGTCCCGACGCTTTCGCCGGGGCGCAGGTTGTCCCACACCATGCCGGGTTGGAAACGCATCTGCCGCTCCGGCAGGGCGGTGCCGTCGGCGCCCATCATCGAAGCGGCGTCGAAGGTGCTCGGGTCGCCCTTGATGATGAAGGCGGCCATGCACGCCGCGATCTTGGCGGCGACGCGCTCGGACTCTTCGTAGTCCTTGAGGTCCTCGAGCCGGGTCAGGACCGAGGCCAGCAAGCTGATTCCGCGGCGCTGCCCGATACGGTCCACGATCTTGGCGTGGCAGATGAGGTCGGCCAGCACGCGCTTACGCTCGAGCTGCACCACTCCGGGATCTCCGGGATGCTGCTTGTAAAGGTGGTAGGCGACGGGGCGGCCCCACGCGTTGCACTCCACGCCCTGGACGATGTTGCGGTCGCGGTCATTGAAGTCCAGCGGCAGCAGGTCGGGCTCGATCATCTCGATCGAGTACGGCACGAGGCTGCCATGGTCCAGGTAGGGCACGGCGCCGATGAGGTCCTGGCTCAGCGACTCGCCATCCCGGAACAGCGTGAGCGCATCGAGCCGCTGCATGCTGGCGTAGTCGTGCTGCCAAGTGACCTCCGGCCGGCGGCGCCAGTCGTGCCAGAGCGGGATCAGCTGATCCACGATCTCTTCATCGATATCGCCGTTCGCGTCGCGCGGCTGGAACTCGACGCCGATGCCGGTCGGGCCGATGGTGTTCTGGACCAGGACATTCAGGCCGTTCACCACGATGTCGTGGTTGCGGCCGAGGTGGCGCGCCTGCAGGCGCACGTTGTAAGCGCTGTTGCCCACGGCGGTGTTGCCCGAACCGTGATCGCGGGCGGGATCCCGCAGACGGCTTCGGTTCGCGGCGTCGTAGGCGTTGTTGTAGCCCAGGACGCGCAGGCGGGCGCCGGCGCGCTTGGCGGCCCACTGCGGGGCGATCGCGAGAATGGCCCGATCGAGAGGATTCACCGATCGCTCCGGAAGCTGGCCAGCGCGATGCCGGGGTTGCCGCCGGCAGCGACCGCGGCCTCCGCGGAGGCCCGGGCTTCCCACTCTCGGCGGCCGGCACGGATTTCAACCAGGTCAGCGCGGGTCAGGATGCGCTCGCCGAACCGAAAGGATTGCCCGCTCAGCACCGCCAGCTCGGCGGCGATGTACGCGTCTCTCATGTCCGTGGCTTGGCTCATTGAGAGCCATGATCCCGACCAAGTGCGGGTGAGTCTCGGGGAAGTGACCCGCACCCGGATCAGGCGCTCGATCCGCCCTCTGCGGGATCGATCAGGCGGTAGACCGTTCTGCGGTCAATCCGGAACTTTCGGCAAATTGAGCGAATGGATCGACCTTCCTGTACGGCCTGCCGTATTGCCTCCACCGGATAAGCTGGAGGAGTCAGGCTCGCCGGAATGTAGAGGTCCTGCGACGGGTATTCGCTGGTCAGGTACTCGACCACCGCTTTCACCACACCATGGATATCGCCCGTCTTGCACCGAAGGCGCATCGCGGCGCCGACGGCCAGCTCATCGACCAGTTCATCCACCTTGGCGCGGCGCGTGTGTCGCCTCACAGTCGCTGGCTCCAGCCAGACGATCCGAAGCTGCCCGTGTCCTGGCCGGCCGCAGGCGCGGAAACGGGTGTTCCACGGGAACCATCGCGCTGAGGAACCGGCGGCGCGCCAGGCAGTGGCGGCACCGTACCTGCCGCAACGCGGGCCGCGCGCGCATCCCAATCGGCCTTCGTATGGCGTTGCAAACGAAGTTCGGGGTGGTGGGTCGCCGCGTAGGCGTACACCCAGGTATCGAGCGGCTCGTTGCGCGGGCCGCCGCGCCGCTTCTCGAACCGATTCTTGGTGGGGTTGTAGGTTTCGCTCACCAGGCCGCCGAAGTACTCCGGCGGCAGCTCATCGCTGAAGCGCACCAGGCGCGCATCCGCAGCCTTGTCTGCATCGGAACTCAGACGCCCGTAGAGCAGGTGCTTGATGCCCACGGTGCCCACGTGGTGGATCATGATGCCGCGCTTGTCGTGCATGCCCCGCCAGTTCACATCCTGCAGCTTGCCCTTGCTCAGAACCGGGGCGTTGTTGGGCACCGCCCCGAATCCCACCATGTGCCGGCGCAGTAGTTTGCGGCGGGCGAAGGCTTTGACCGCCTCGGTGCGGTGGCCAGCGGCGTCCTGCAGCGAGGCCTCGACGCGAAGCGCGCCGCCGAGGCTGTGCTCGATCGGCCGGGACAGCAGCTCGGTGAGGGCCAGCCAGACCGCGTCGTCGTTCGGATCGCCGGGCAGTTCCACGTAGTCGATCGGCCAGCACGTCAGCCCCCTGCCCCACCCGACGATCTGAACCGCGAGGCGGTTGTCCTGGGTGTCGATGCCCGCCGTCACCGCTAGTACCCAGGCCGGCAGCGGCCGCAGCGGCATCGGTTCGACACGGTCGGCGATGACGTTGTGCTTCACGGCGCGCATGGCCGGGTCTTCCCAGGCCTCGGCCAAACGGTCGTTGATGAACGTCTTGAGCTTGGCCGGGTCGTTCTGGGCACGGATCCATTCCTTGACCAGGTCGAGCCAGCGCGGGCCGCGGCCGATCTTGTAGTAGAGGCCGTTGGCCGCGTACCCGCGGATGGCGGCGCCGGGGTTCTCCGCCACCCAGCTGCCCTTGTCGATCAGGCCGTCCTTCTGGTGCTCCTCGATCACCGAGCCGCACTCGCGGCACGCGTACCAGCAGGCGCTGGCGTCCGGCGTCCACTGCAGGCCGCCCCACTCCAGCGGCTGAGCTTGGCCGCACTCCGGGCATGGCACATACCAGCGCCGTTGGTCGCTCTCGGCGTACAGCGCGTCGATGCGGCACACGCCACGGATCTCCGGCGTGCCCACCTTCAGGCGCTTGTATGTAGCCGGGAAGGCGCTGCTGCGTCCGTCCAGCATCTGGTCCGGGTCGTCTCCGCTGCTGCACGCATTGGCGAAGCTGGAGAACTCATCCACGATCAGCGTGCGAACCGAAGTGGACTTCAGCCGTGCCGGCGCGCCGGCGTGCTCCAGGTACAGCTGGCCTCCCTCGAACTCCTTGAACGTGCGTCGGTTGGCCGCGTCGCGGCTGGCGATGCTGGTCAGCATGCGCCGCACCGCGGGCGTTTCCTCGAGCAGCGGGTTGAGCTTCTGGTCGATCCACTTGTCCAGGCTCACCTGGCCCGGCAGGCACACCATCACTGGACCGCCGACTTCGCACATGGTGTAGCCGAGCACGTTGCTCTCGAGCTCGGACTTGCCGAACTGGATTGGGAACCGGCACACGACGTCGCGCACCGGGCTACGGGCGCTGAAGCAGTCCATGGGCTCGACCAGCAGCGGGCTTCGCTCGTTGCGCCACCGTCCTGGCTCGCTGCTCTGTTTCGCGCCCACGATGCGGTTGGCGGCCGCCCACTCGCTTACGCGCATCGGCTTGCGCGGCGCGACGGCGCGGGAGAGGACACTGGCGATGCGGGCGAGCGCGCTCACGCCGCTTCCTCACGGCGACCTAGCGCCGCGAACTGGCGCGACAGCTCCTCGAGCGCGTACTCGAAGGCCTCGCTCAACAGCACGCGGATCCGGCCTTCGTCGGTCATAGCCGACAACTCGGGCGCCAGGGTGTTGGGCAAGTTCTCCAGGCTGCCTCGGAAGTAAGCCCCGACGACGCGCACAGCGTGCTCGACCTCGGCCGCCTCCAGCAGCTCGCCCATGCTCTTGCGGTAATCCCGATCGGCGGCCAAGGCGTCGGTCTCGGCCTTGTCGGCCATGGCCTTCGAGCGGCGGCGGGCATGGCTTTGCTCGATCGGGTCCGCGCTGGCGCCGCCTGGCTCGCCGCCAGCGTCGACGTCCGGCTCACTGGCAGGGTCAGGGCGCACTGCGTCGGCCACGCCGTCTCTGGCGGCCGCGTGGCGCGCCACGACGCCGGCCTTGCCGGGGTCAGCAGTGGAGCGAACCAGAGCGAGGGACTCGGCCACGCGCACGCGCTTGCCGTCCGCACTCAATATCAGGCGGCCCTCGGCCTTGAGCTGGGTGACGTAGGAGGGCGATCGCTCGCCCAGAATCCGAGCGAAGGCCTTGAAGCTGACCTCGCCCTCTTCGCGAGCTGCCATTAGGGATTCCCCCCTCTTCCAACCCTTTCGGGAACGAAGGAAGGGACCCCCGCGCCCGCGCGCGGG